GGAGAACAAAATCTTGTTCAGGACTTAGTGAATGAACAATTAAAGATGTTTGGTGTGGAAGTTTATTACATACCAAGAACTTATGGTGCAGAGAAAACAGTTATGGAGGAAGTCTCCAGATCTAACTTTGCTAATGCTGTTCCTTTAGAAGCATATGTTGAGACGTTTGATGGATATTCTGGTGCGGGAACACTTCTATCTAAGTTTGGTGTTCAAGAGTTAGATGATCTAACATTGATTATCTCTAAAGAAAGGTATGAGGAAGAGATACAAAAACGTATAGAACCAATAAAAGGTATTAAATTAGCAAGTAGACCTAAGGAAGGAGATTTAGTATATTTTCCATTAGGTGATAGGTTATTTGAAATCAAATATGTAGAGCATGAAAAACCATTCTATCAATTACAAAAGAATTATGTTTATGAATTGAGATGTGAGCTATTCATGTACAACGATGAAGAGGTTGATACAGGAATAGACTTTATTGATGATAATGTTGAAGAGGAAGGTTATATACAAACAATGACTCTTGCTGGAATAGCATCACAAGCAACTGCTGTAACAACGTTAGTTGATGGTGGTGTTCGTAAAGTTATAGTATCTAGAAGAGGATCTGGGTACACTCATCCACCTCAAGTTGCATTCTCTTCTGCTCCTGCTGGAGGTCAAACAACGGTTGGTGTAACATCAATGATATCTGGTCTTGTAGACTTCTGCGAACCAAATGCAGATCTATCAAGAGTTCAAGCAGTTAATTTAACAAATCCAGGATCTGGATATACTGTAGCACCAAGGGTTGGTTTTATGACTGATACTGGACGTGGTGCTTATGGAATAACCCAAATTGCTGATGGTGTTTGTGGTATTATTACTATCACTAATGGTGGTGGTGGGTATGTTGGAATTCCAACTGTAGCATTTGCACCTGATGGATATAGTGGTATTGGTAGTACAACTATACCAGCAGTAGTGCATGCTGTTGTATCTGCTGCAGGTTCAGTTACTGCACTTGTTTACGAAGATTGTGGTGGATGGTATACTGATTCACCTGAGATATTAATTGCACCACCAGTACAAACTGGAGGAACTGGTTCATTTAATAGAGGAGAGGATATAGTTGGTACTGCAAGTAGTGCAACGGCACAAGTTAAGACTTGGAATGCTGTAACTAGAGAATTACGAATAGGTCAGATTGTTGGAACCTTCCAGAAAGGTGAATACATTGTTGGACAAGAAACCTCTACAAGGTTCTGTATAAGCGATCTAAATAGTGATGATATTCCAGAAACTGGATACCCACAAAATGCAACTATAGAGTCTGAAGCAGATGATCTTTTAGACTTTAGCGAAAGTAACCCATTTGGAAATGTATAATTATGTTTGATCATTTTTACCATCAAATTTTTAGAAAGACCGTAATTGGATTTGGTACTTTGTTTAACGGGATCACTATCCATAGAGATGGTGATGCTGCTAATGACCCGTCTGCAATTATTAAAGTTCCATTGGCATATGGTCCCACTCAAAAGTTTCTAGCAAGAATTGAGCAACAACCAGATCTGAATAAACCAGTATCTATTAGTTTGCCTAGAATGTCTTTTGAATTTACAGGTATTGAATATGATACTACTAGGAAGGTAGGTGCAACACAGACTTTTGTAACTTCAATAAAAACTGATAAAAAGGATGTTCGTAAGGTTTATATGCCTGTTCCTTATAACATGCAGTTTGAGTTGTCCATAATGACTTTGCTAAATGATGACGCATTACAAATCGTAGAGCAAATACTTCCATATTTTCAACCAAATTATACTATTACAGTTGATCTAGTAGATACTATTGGAGAGAAGAAAGATATTCCAATTACTCTAGATAATGTTGCTTTTGAAGACAACTATGAAGGAGATTATACATCAAGAAGGGTATTACTGTATACCTTGAGTTTTACTGCTAAGACATACCTATTTGGTCCTGTTCCAACTACACCGAAGGATCTTATCAAGAAGGTATCTATTGGTATTACACCTGGAGAGCAAAGTGCAGCATATGGTTCAGGTCGTCAACTTACATATGCTACACCAGTTGCTACTAAGAATTACACTGGAGATGTTATTGCAAACCTTGCAGAAGATGTTCTTGCAACAGCAGTTACTATTCCAGTAGATGATTCTGCAGGATTAGTAGAAAATACATTTATTGATATTAATAATGAGACAATGTATATTACCGATATTACTGGTAATAAACTAACTGTAAAACGTGCTTCTTATAATACAACTGCCATAGAACATGTTCGTGGTAGTGATGTCAAAGGAATTACTAGTGCTGATAATGCACTTATAGAAGCAGGAGATGATTTTGGATTTAGTGGAACATGAAACCACAATATGTGAAGGATTATCATCCTAATTTATTATCTTGGCATGAATTCGAGAATATAATAAACATACGACCATTAATGTCTCAGGAAAGGGTTCATATACTTGCTCCAGAGGCAGAGATGTTTTGGGATAATGATGTATGGACAACTAATCCAGGATGTTATCCACCTACTGTTCTTAGAGAAGCAATTAAGAAATATACTTGTTGGTTTACTGAGATGTCTCGATCTACAGAGACTTTAAATGCTGCTACTCATAAACTTGAATTAGAGTGTAAATCAGCAGTTGATGCTCATATCTATTCATGTATAAAGCCAGAAGATCATCCTTTTGGAATTCATTTTGATGGAAATGATAATGTCATAGTTCAGTGTGAGGGAACAACTCATTGGAAAATATGGGATGAAGTATTTGATAGGGAGCAATATTCAAAACAAATGAACATAGTAAGTAAACCTATTATAGATACTATTATGGAACCAGGAGATGCAGTATTCATTCCTGCATATTATCCACACCTGGCAACCTCAATTACTTCTAGATTATCTGTAAGCTTTGCAATGCCAGTGCCTACTGATCCTTGGGGTGGTATATACCAAGAACGAGATTGGGTAAGACTATGACTGATAAATTTAAAGATCTAAACGACACTTTTGATATAGATGAGGTTGTTGAGACTGAGGTTGTAAAATCAGAATCTAAAAAACCAGTACCTACTTCTAAGAATAAAGATGCTGATATAGAGAAAGATTATGATTATACAAGAGGACAATTATATTCTATTATTGAGAAGGGACAAGAAGCATTAGATAGTGCTTTAGAGATAGCAGTTGATCAGGGTAATGCAAGAGCATTTGAAGTTGTTGGACAACTTATTAAATCTGTTTCTGATACAACAGATAAGTTAATGGATCTTCAGAAGAAAATTAAAGAAGTTGAAGAGGATAATCCAAAAGGTCCAACCAACGTTACTAATGCTATGTTCTTTGGATCAACAGCAGAATTATCTAAGTTACTTAAAAAGAACAAAGCAGAAGAAAAAGATAAATAGAAAAAAACTGCGTTTGAAAATGCCTAGTTTTGCTATTGATAAAAAATCACATAAAGATGCTTCTAAACAGGCTAAGATTAGGAATATGACTAAATCGTCAAATCCTAATGAGAAAAATGTGGCAAAAAGTAAATTAAAGTCTAAAATTGACCTTCCTCCCAATCCACAGATTGAAGGATTGAAGATTGTAGATTTGATTGTTACTGAGATTAATAACGACGTTTTTGAAGACCAAATGAATAAGTCCTGTAAAAAGGGATATTATTATTGTCATACCGATAAAAAGTGTAAAAAGATTCCTTCTGGATACCATATAGGTGGTAGAGGTCGTCTCGTTCAAGACGAAGATGATGGGGATGAAAATGACACTAATGGCAATGGCGGTAATGGTGGTGAAGGTGGTAATGGTGATGGTGGTGGAATGGGTGAGAACCTAGTTCTCCGCACATGCACTGGTGAGAAGTTTGCTGAGATTATTGATCTAATTCGACCAGAAGATGTCATGCCTAAAATGCATGCTGCTGATCAATGGGTTAGTGAAGAAGATACTTATGTTCAAGCGAAAAAAGAACTAAAAGCAACTAAAAAGGCAAGAGATCAAAGACATAGAAGTGTTCATTCACCTACTGATACCAAAGGTAATGTAGATGTCAATGAAGATCTTGATGCTAAAAGACTTGCAAATGTTCAGAAGCAAAAAGCAAATGTTGCTTCATCTCAACAAAAAGCAAAGTCATCACAATCTGATGTACGGGGTGTATTTGCTAAACGTGCCCAAGCAGTTGCAAAGGCAAGTCACAAAGCAAAAGAAAGAGCAAGTATATCTAAAGAGATAGATAGAAAAGTTGCTGCTGCTACTCAATCAGAAGAAGCAGTCTCTAAAAAACAGCAAAGATTTATGGGTGCAGTTCTTAATGCGAAAAGAACTGGTAATGCTTCTACACCAGAGGTTGCAAAAGCTGCTTGTGGTATGAAAACTAAAGATGTAAAAGATTTTGCATCTACAAAGCATAAAGGTTTACCTGAGAAGAAAAAACAATCGGAGGAACTCCAAATGACAGTTGATGAAGCAGTAAGGCTACCATCAGAATTCGGTCACATCGTTCAAGTTGGTGTGCAATGGCGAGCTAAAATGTACAACATTAGAATGTTCTTCCCCCAAGCAAAAATGCCTTCAAGGAGTGATGTTCAGCATGAAATTGTAAAAGTATATCCTGGTGGTAAAGTTGTTTACTTCCAAAGGGACGAAATTCCAAGTAATGAAGCACAATTTGATAATGATAGGAATCCTCTTATTAAGGTAACTAAAGAATCTAAAGATTGTGGTTGTGATACACATGAATCTCATCAAGAATGTGGAGATGATTGTGATTGTTCTCCAGTAACAGAAGCAAAGGCAAAGTATGACAATACAAAATCTCCTGATTATGAGAAGAAGAGAAAGGCTCTTGC